GATAAGAAGTGACGAAGAAGGGTGTGTGGATCAAGGAGATGGCGAGGCCTAGAGAGAAGCGGGCGGCCAAGGAGAAGTTTACGTGGGCGGAGCCTGTGACGGGTAAGGTGAAGAGGCCTAGTGGCCAGGATTTTGGCGCTGAGAGTGAGAAGGGTGTGGTGCGTGAGGGTGGGAAAAAGCCGGCGTTTTCTGTAGCGACTGCGGAGGTGCGCGAAGGCGTGCGCGAGCTACGGAAAGAGGCGCTGAAGGGTAAGAAGTGACGCACGCAACTCCAGAACTGCTTGAGCGTCTTTCCCGCGTTCGTCGGGATCCGGTCGAGTTTCTGAAGTGCGTGCGTACCAGGGATGAGGTGGATCAGAAGTGTCCGGTGAAGGCGTTTCCGTGGGAGACGGATTACGTGAGGTTGTATGCAAAGTTGTGGGTGAAGGAGCGGTTTCTGGCGGTTCCGAAGTCTAGGCGCATGATGATGAGTTGGTTGAATATTGCGTTGTTTACGTGGGATGCGATGTGGAACCGGGGACGGGCGTATGCGTTTGTGAGCAAGAAGGAAGACGACTCGGACGATTTGGTGAAGCGGGCGAAGTTTATTGTGGATAATTTGGACGAGAAGTTGCTGCCTAAAGAGATTGTTCCGGTGTGTGAGTATAAGTATGGGAAGCTGACGTTTCCGGGTATTGGGTCGTCGATCAGTGGGTTTGCGAGTGGGGCGGACCAGTTGAGGCAGTTTACGTTCACGGGGATTTTGGGCGATGAGTGTGCGTTCTGGGACAATGCGCAGAAGATGTATGCGGCGAGTTTCCCGACGTTGGAAGGTGGGGGACGGTTTGTGTTGGTGAGTTCTCCCGCTCCTGGGTTTTTTGCCCATCTGGTGCATGATCAGTTGGAGTCGTTTGGGGAAGGCGATGGCTGAGCAGAGGATCTGTCCGATACCGGGCGTGGAGATTTGGCGTAATCCTAAGAACAGGTTTGTGGTGTTTCAGCTTCATTATACGGCGGATCCGAAGAAGCGGGTGCCCGGGTATATTGAGGTGATCAAGAATGCGATGCCGAGGGCGCAGTTTCAGCAGGAGTATGAGCTGCAGTGGGATAGTTTTGCGGGGCTTCCGGTGTACGGGGACTTTGATAGGAGGAGGCATCTGACGGAGAAGGAGCCTGAGCCGTGGGCAGGCTTGCCGTTGTTGCGAGGGTGGGACTTTGGCCTGACTCCGGCGTGTGTGGTGTGTCAGATGCAGGAGGAGACGCTTGTGGTGTTGCGGGAGTTTACCGCGATGAACATGGGTGCGGAGCGGTTTAGTGAGTATGTGCTGGGGCAGTGTGCGCAACTTTGGCCGACGTGGAATGTGGCGGGGAAGCATTGGTTTGATTTTATTGATCCGGCCGGGGAATTTCGGAAGGATACGGATGAGGGGACTTGTGCGCTGATCTTGGATGGGAAGGGACTCAGGCCGATTGCGGGGCCTGTGGCGTTTGAGGCGCGGAAGAAGGCTGTTGAGGCGTTTTTGATTAAGCGGACGAAGGCGGGTGAGGGCTTTCAGTTGTGGGAAGCTGGGTGTCCGGTGTTGTTTAGGGGTTTTACGGGTGGTTATAGGTATCCGGAGAAGGCGAAAGATGTGGAGCCGGCGAAGTTGAGGCCGATCAAGGATGAGCACAGTCATCCGCATGATGCGCTTCAGTATGTGGCGGCGTGCGTGAGGCGGGGCGGTCTGATGGGTGGACTGTCCGAGGTTAAGTCGTTAAGCTACGGCGGAAAGGGGTCTGGATATGGCTACTGACGAGCGCGAGGGGATTATGGAAGAGGCGTACTCGGATGAGGACATTGTCCGGATCGTTGGGAATTATCGGAGGGAGGCTGATGCGGCTGCGACTACGCGGCTGGAACAGAACAAGCTGAACTTTGATTTTTACCATTTGAGGCAGGATTTTTCGCACAAGCAGGCCGGGCAGAGCGTGGAGTTTTTGCCTAAGCAGATGATGGCGGTCGAGCAGATCACGTCGTTCATGCAGCAGGGACTGGTCGATATGGGCGACTGGTTCAGTGTAAGTGCTTCGATGGGCAATGAGACGCCGATGTTTACGGACAGTGAAGCACGGCGCTTGATGGGCAAGTGGCTGAGTGATTGTGACTTTTATACGTTTGTGGGGGATGCGATCAAGAGCGGGTTGTTGGCGTCGCTTATGATTGCGAAGGTGGGCGTGAAGGGCGTTCCGAAGGCGAAGTATAGGGCGAAGAAGCTCAAGGCGTTTGTGGGGAAAGAGGATGTGCTGGAGCGTCGGGTGAAGACGGAGCTTCAGGCGGACGTGTGCTTGATTAGGCCGGAGAATTTTAGGCCGGATCCTACAGGTGAAGGGCTTTATGTTTTGGAAGATATTGAGATGGATTTTTGGCAGTTGCGGAAGTTGGCCAGAGAGAATCCTGATGTCTATGATGTGGAGTTGATTGAGACGTTGGGTGCGTCGCTTGTAAAAGAGCGCGAGGATCTGGAGAAGAAGCGTGAGACGGACCAGGATGCGCCAGCTCCGGATGCTCGGATGCGGGTCAGGATTACGGAGATGTGGGGTACGCTCGTCAATGAGGAGGGCGAAGTCCTGTATGAGAATGGTGTTTGTGCGGTGGCGAATGATGCATGGGTGATCAGGAAACCCGGGCCTAATCCGTTCTGGCATCAGAAGTATCCGTATGTGGTTGCGCCGATTGTGCGGGTGCCGTGGAGTGTGTGGCACAGGGCGCTTATGGACGCGCCGACGCATCTGAATAAGGCGGAGAATGAGCTTTATAATTTGATTTTGGATTCCGGACTCATGAGTGTGTTCGGGGTGAGGCAGATCAGGCCGCAGTGGCTGGAGAATGCTGAGAAGGTGTCGGGCGGGATCGGGCCGAATACGGTGTTGGTGGCGTCTCCGAGCTGTCCTCCCGGACAGAAGGTGATGGAGACAGTTTCGACAGGGACGCTGAGTCAGGAGGCGTTGCAGGTTCTGAATCTGACGAATGCGGAGTTTTCGGCGGCCAGTCTGACGAATGATTTGAGAATGGGTGTGATGCCGACCAGGGCGGTGAAGGCGACCGAGGTGGTGGCGGCGGATCAGAGTATTAATAGTGTGTTTTCGGGCGTGTCGAAGAATGTTGAGACTGCGTTCGTGCAGAAGGTTTTGGAGATGATTTGGTCTGTGATGATGCAGCATACGGAGGCGTTTGATTCGCCGGAGTATGCGGCGCTTCTGGGCAAGGAGCGGGGCGAGGCGTTGTCGCGGATTAAGGCGACGGAGCGGTTTGCCTCGACTGTGGATGGGCATGATTTTAGGGTGTTCGGGATTACGCAGACGTTGAACAAGGTAAAGGATTTCAGGAAGCTCACGTCGTTTTTGCAGACTATTGCGGGAGTGCAGACGCTGGCGGACGAGTTTTCGAGGAAGTATGACTTTGCGAAGCTGCTTGGCGAGATCATGAAGTCGCTCGATATTGATGAGGACAAGATCAAGCTGGAGCAGTCGGACGAGATGATGAATCAGATGGGTGCGAAGGGAGCCGTTCCGCAAGGAGGCGGGCCTGACGTGATGAGTCAGATGACGCAAATGGCTGCGACGCAACCGGAGTCAGCGGCTCCTGAGGTTCCGAGGGATCAGTTCGCGCAGGGTTTTGGAGGCGCTGGGTGAGCGAGTTGAAGCTGATTGGAGATGTGAAGGCGAAGAGGTCTCCGACGATTACGAGTGCGTTTTGGGCGATACGCGAGGTGATGCTGGAGCAGAAGGCTGCTACGGTGTCGGAGTTGTTGGCGTCGTACCGGATGAACGAGCCGGATAAGAACCGGGAGCGGATTACGGCGAAGCTTGTGGTGTTGGAGACGCTTGAGGATGTGTTTAGGAGTCATTTACCCCCAGATGAAAGGAGTTTTCGATGAATGTGAAGTTGGCAGGCGAGCAGACGTTGGTTGAGGCTGTGGCTGAGGCGCGGAAAGAGGCTGAAGAGGCTCATCCGTTTGATGAGGTGATTGAGGAGAAGGAAGAAGCTCCCGTAGTGGTGGAGGAGCCCAAGAAGCCGTTTTATAGGGGGCTGTCGAAGGAAGTGCAGACGCCTGAGGAGCTGGCACAGTACGCGCTTGAGCTTGAGAAGAAGGCGATCATGGCTGACGCGCAGCTCATGTCGCTGGGCAAGGTGGTGCCTGAGCAGAAGACGTTGGGCGGGCAGGAAAGTGTCTCGCAGTCCGAGGAGGACAAGACGTTTTACTCGCAGGTGGCTGAGGAGTTTATTCTTAATCCGCAGGAGGCTGTGAAGCGGCTTGAGGAGAGGATTAGTAGGAGTGTGCGCGGAGAGGCTGCGAAGGATGCGGGGAAGGCGGCGTTCTTTAAGAGCTTCTACGAAAAGAATGATGATTTGGTTGGGTGTGAGGATGTGGTCGATATGATTTTGACGCGGAAGATGCCGGAATGGTCGAACGTTCCGGTCGGGCAGGCGGGTGAATTACTTGCTGCAGAGACGCGTTCTAGGCTTGCGTCTATCAGGGGTTCCGCTAATACTG